GACGCAGCTGCCGTAGCAGACGTTGCAGCCTCTGAAGCTTTAGTCGTCGCTGTAGAAGCTTGGGTAGTCGCTGTTGAAGCCTGTGTTGTCGCAGTCGAAGCTTGAGTTGTAGCTGTGGATGCAGATGTGGATGCACTGGATGCAGATGAAGCCGCCGCTGTAGCAGACGAAGCTGCCGCAGTTGCACTTGTAGCTGCTTGGTTTACTTGTGATGTAGACGCTGTGTCTACGTAATTCTTGGTTGCTGCGTCCTGAGCCCCTGTAGGGTCAGTCACATTAATCATTCTTTTAGATGTGGCATCCCATTGGAATGTAGTATTTTCTATCTTAATAACATCATCAGCATCATCAATAGCCTCTTGAGCCATAAAGAATGCTTGGTCACTATCTGTATCTAAGACTGTCTCTGTCAGTACTGAGCCTGACGCATAGTCTACTAGCTTAGTCCCTTGACTTGTTGTTCTTCTAATCTCTATTGCAGCCGCATTTGCTGGTGCTGAGTCAAAGGTAATTTGTGTACCCGCACCATTCCATGCGAATGCTGTAGTCGCTGAGCCACCAATGGTAACAGTAATGTCACTTTGTGCTCTATAGCTGAAAGGTACAGCGTATGCAGTGGTACTGCCATTGCCTGTATATCTTACAAAACTGTTTGCCATGTGTATGTTTCTCTCTAGTATCTATTATCTAAGACGGGGACTTTAGTCCTCTATGTCGAATATGTTGTCTATGTATTCTTTTTGATTTCTATAATCTTCAAAACCCTTCATTTCAAACATTTTTATGTTATAAAGTGTTTCATCTATAACAGGGAATTTTTGACGTGTATCTATCCACGCTCTTCTTTCTGCTTGTTTAACTATACTTAGAATAAAGTCTTGTTGATAATCTTTAAGCGTATATTCTTTTGTAGGTAAATCATAAAGAGCACTGTTTTTATCTTTTATAAGTTCTTCTATATATTGTTTTAGTGATAAGTCAGATTTGCCTTTATGAGAATAATCTTTGTAAGAACCTTTGCGTTCTAACATATAATCATATGCTGTCTGTCTAGTGTTAGGGTCTCTTACTAATCTAAGGTCTAGCTTTGTTCCTTTAAATTTATGTGCTGGTTTTGAGTAAGTAAACTCTCTGTCTCTAAAGAAGTTAGATACCTCTTTACTGTTCCATTTAGTCCACGCAAATGGTGAAGAAGTAACTTCTATACCAAATAACCAGCCTTTGTTTCTAGGTGTTTTAGCACCAAACATATCTCTTTGAGGCATTATAGGGTCAACAGGTTCATCAGTTAGATAAGAGAAATCACTGCCTAATGGGTCTAGTCGTTTCATTCTATCTGTAAATGTAAACAATTCTTTGTTGTACTCATCACCTATTCTATTAGCATATCTCAATGTTCCTGACAGTGGTGTAGCTTTGTATATGCCTCTAGCAGCCCATCCTGAGAAGAATCTATCAGGTGCGTTCATGCGTATGAAGTCATCACTTAATAAACCGTTAGCTGTTTCTATTATGTTTTGTGTATAAAACTTAGATGTCATATTACGTACCATTGCTGTAATACCAGCCATACTTGCTTCTATTAATGGTGATTCTATATAATCAGGTAACTCAGGGTGAACAGCCATGTAGTCTTCTACTATGTCTAATACATCTGCTGCTATACCAAAAGGCATAGCTAATGGGTCTAATCTATTAAAAGAAACATAACTACCGTCAGGTTTTCTGTAAGAATATTCTTGCCATCCTGTAGCTTTTTTACGTTCTTGGTTTTCTCTGAAGTCTCTAGAACCACCACCAGTAACTTTACCTTCCATTGCTGCATACATTGCAGCTGTCCACACTAACCACCCAGCTTGTATCCTAGCGTTTGCTTCTGCTGCTGCTTCAGGGTCTACTGCGTCTTTGATTGAATGTTTTAGTGGGTTATAAACACTTCCATCTTTCATTCTTAATAGTTGACGCATTTCTATTTGATATCTACCTAGTAGGGGTAAATGCTGCATGTTCCAACGTATTAAGTTAGATGGTGTATTAATAAAGTGTAAGCCAAATACTCTCATCCATTTGTTTCTACCAGTGATGTTAAGTACTTCTTTAGTTATGTTATATGGTGCTGAACCGCCTGTGATAACATCTTTGACTTCAGCTGATTGTGTGTATGAACCTTCTTGTGCATACCTTAGTGGAGTGTTGTAAGCTGCTGTATCTTCTGTTCTAAGCTTAGCTTTTTCTTCAGGTAGTAAATCATTGACATCTATAGCTTCCCCTTTGTCATTGTAGTATAACCTTTCATACTCTTTAAATTTGTCAGCATATTTACCTTTTGCTTTTAATGGTGCTATAAACTTATTGCTAACAATATCAGGGTGGTCTTTTAATATTAACTCATGTATCTGAGCAGCCATTCTTCCTCTAAAGAACATAGACTTTAAAAATTCATCACCAGCACTTAATACACGTAAAGGTGAAGTCATTACTGCTGTTGTTGGTTCTACTAAATACTGTTGCATTAATCTACCTGTCCTACCTAAAGGTTCAGTTAGTATCTCAGCTGACGCATTTAACCAACGCTGTAAATTACCTTGTTGTATATTGTTGTCTACTTTCAGTTGTCGCTTATCTAATATAGGACGACCCTTAAGAAACCCTTGAGCCATTCTACCTAAGGCAAACTTAGTGTAGACCATCTGTTGTATCAAAGTGTTCATTGACTCTCTAGCTAGACTTGCTGAACGCTGTCTATCTACTAAAGATAAGTTAACTGCACGTAGTGTCATTATAAAAGGTTTCCACACAGCTTGTGTCAGCCCTGACGTTATGTTGAGTATGTGAGTATCAGGAGAAGATAGTAAGTTGTTGTTAACATATTCAGCTGCTAAGTCCCAGCTATCAAATTCTTTGACATCTGTTAACGCCCTTATTACTTGGTCATCATCATCCAACAATGCTATCTTTTTGTAATACTCTTCAGGGTCATCTTTCTTTAGCTTTTTCATTTTAGGGTCTGTAGGCTGTGCTTCTAAGATAGCACGTTGTTCACCTGTAACTTTTGTATTGTAAGAAGTAAGACCTCTAGCTACGTTTGTTTGCCCTTCTTTTTGATTCTTAATAATAATATCAATTATCTCTTCACGCTTAGCTATCTCATCTTTAATCTTAGTTTTATCAGCTGGTGTAAGGTCTTCTCTATATAACTTCTGTGCTAGCTGTCTTATAGCTGCTGATTCTTTAACCATCAGTTCTCTATGTGCAATTATGTCAGCATATAAATCTCTATACTCTGCTATGTTTTTACCTTGTTTTAAAACATTCTCAGGGTCTAATCCTTTTTCAGCAGCGTCTTTTCTCATTTGTTCTAATGAAACAGAATCTTGTTCTAAGTTATCTCTTATTTTTCTTGTGTAAGCCATTAAAAATTCTACAGCTTCAGCATTGTCTATTCTGTCATAGTTAAATGTTTCTTCAGGTGGTTTGCCTCTGCCTGTCTGAGGTGTCTTTCTTAGTGTTTCTATAGTAGTGTCAACATCAGCTTCTAAATCTAAAGTGTTTTCTTTTAGTTGTTTTAGTTCTTGCTTTTGTTGTTTACTCATATTTTTGTAAAGCTGGTCTGTTCTCTTTACAGTTAATAAATCATTAAACAAAAGAGAGCCGTTGGTAGTTTCAATACCATATTTATGTATGTCCTCTAGTTGTCTAATAGCACGTTTTCTCATTTGATTGTTTGTTAATTTAAACGAAAAAGCTGAACCAGCAGCACCAAACAATGTGCCAAAAGCACCACCAGCGGCAGCGTTAATTGCCATTTGTGATAAGTCGTAGTTATCTTGTACGCCTGTATTTATAGCAGAAGTTTGTAGTAAACCGTCTTGTGCACCTGTAATAGCACCAGCTACTAATCCTTCATATAATGCACCTTTCTTAACAGCTTTACCTAAAGCTTCTTCTTTAGCTTGTTTAGCTATGTTGTTTATAATATCTTCTTCTACTTCTTTAGCCATCTTACCAGCTAACTTCTGTTTCAGTACTAGACTAAAAGATTCTTTAGCTACTACTTTACCAACCCCAAGACCTACAAAGTTAACAGGGTCTAATAACATAGCTGCACCAGCGTCCATTATCCAGCGACCAAAGGTTCTGTTAGGGTCATTCCAAAATGATGGTAAACGAGAATAAGTTTGTTGTAAGTATGCAAACTGTTGTAACCTTTCTTCATCATCTTCTGTTCCTGTATACAGAACATCAGCTGCCATAGAACCTGTGTTGTAATTACCCCATGTTCTATCATCATAAAACTTTTCTAATATATCAGCTTCATCCATGCCATCATACTTATTGGTTTCTTCTCTGTGGTTATAATAGCTTCTAGCTGTAGTAATAAACTTTTCAGTTGTCAGTTCTTGTAAAGCTGCAAACTGGTCTTCAGGTTTATTTAAGTTTTTATTTAGCGATACACTCTTACGAGTCTCAGCGGCAGTACGACGTCTTTCATCAGCGTCCCTTGAAGTTTCAGGTAAACCTTGTTCTTTTCTTTCTAATTCACGTTTAAGATTTTGCATTACTTATTACGTCCTTTTGCTTTTGATTTTCTTTCTTTAGTTTTCTTTTTATTTTCTTCTTCAATCTCTTCTAATTTTGCTTGTCTTTCTTCGTCTGTCATTTCTCTTCCACCCCTACCTCTTGTTGTTCTAGTTTCGTCAGTAGGTGTATATCCAACATATTCAGCAAAGTTACTACTTAGTGCTTGGTTTATTTCGTCTGTAGTTACACCAAAAGCTTCTGCTAATAGCTCAACAAATTGTTGTATTTCTTCAGGAGACGTGTTTGCTACAAATCTGTTAAGGCTTTCTTGGTCTTGGAATCCCAGTATATTAGAGACTTCTTTAGCTATATAAGGATATAACTGTTCTATTCTAAATGCTCTTTCATCCTGTGCGTCTGTTCTTAACAACGTTTTATCTTCTTCTGTAAAGACAGGTTTATTATCTCGTAGACTGCTTGTGTCTTTAGATAGGGCGTCAATTAATTTTGGTGTAACACCAGCTACAAACTCTTCATCTAAAAACTCTTGTTCCATTTCTTCAGCTGCTTGTTTATCTTCTTCAAACTCTTTTGTTAAATCTCTTTCAGATTTTACTGGAACAGAAGTAATTTTAGGTTCTGCCATAGTATTATCCGCACCAAACATTTTTGTTTCATTAAGTTTTTCTACTTCTTGCATGATTTCTCTCATCATGGCTCTTTTCTCACTGACAGTTTTAGGTTCTTCTGTATAATGCCTGTCTAGTATCTCGTCTTGTACATACAGCCTAATGCTTTCTGCTTTGGTTCTGCTAAATTTACCCTCAAAATTAACAGCATAAGCGTTAATAATGTTACTAACACCTTTGCTATATATGTGGTCTGCTTCATAAACAGGTAGTTCACCTTCTCTAGAAGATTTATAAATAGTAGCAAAGCTAGAATCATAAGCTATGCCATTTTTTACCATGTAGCCAAACATATCAGCTTGTGAGTTAAACTGCCCATTAGCTATGCCTAATCTAAATTCTGCTACTTGTTTTGGTGTAGCAAAGTAAGTTTGTTTTCCCTCAATGTAATCAATAGTTTTCATTGTTGTGGAATCTAATGCACCAGCTATACTTAGATTTTTTATTAGTTCGTCTTTTGTAATATTCTTGTTAAATAAAGCTGCTAGACCCTCTTCTCTTGCGTCTTCTTTGTTGTGTTGTCTAATAATTCTATTACGGTTATATATAGATATTCTTTTAGCTTTAAGAGAAATTAAGGTTTGTATAGCTTTTTGATTACCAGCTGATATTAACGAGCCCAGTTTCATACCATTTTTACCAGTTCCTCTATCAGCTTCTAAGTAACTCATTGCTCTATCAATATCTGCTGTAGTCTCAGCGTTAGCAAGATACCACTCAGCAGCTTGTACTGTTGCGTCATTTATTTGTGTGTTTGTGTATGTACCATCTCTTGGTATACGTTGATGAAAACTAATACCTTCTTCTGTTGTACCTTCAAATGTGCGGATAAAGTTTGATAAGTCTGTTACTTTTTTTGTAGAGGCTCTTTTGTATCTCTCTTCAGCGTCTTTAGATAATAGTTGAGCTTTCTTTTCATTAAAGACAGAAGCGTACCCACCAGCATAATACTTATCTGTGTTACTAAAGTCTGTACCAATACGGTCAGCTAAAAACTCATCCATTGTTTGTTCGTCAGGATTGTAGTCAGCAAGTTGTGATGTAGCTGTTCTTATATCTTCAGCTGCTTGTAGTTTACCTAGCCACAAATTATTAGTAGCTGTAGCATACATACTACTTAAAGCCTCATTCTCACCTGAGTCTATTATCTTTTTGATTTCCTCTGTACTCTTACCCTGTGCATTTAGTTTAGTTATTTCTGTAGCTGCTTCTTGTTCTTGGGTTTTTATATACTGGTTGCCCATCTCTTGTAATTGTGGGAGTGAGTTACCTAATGCTTTTACTAACCCTGAGAGTTCTGTTTCTTGCACACTTGCTTTACCACCACCAGCAAATGTAGTGCCGAAGTATTTGTTTGTTACTTTAGATTCATATGCCATTATTTACCGCCTAATGTTCTTGTTGGTATTGAATATTGACCCGCTGGCTTAAAACCTTCAAAACCACCTGTGCCTGAGCCATAACTTAATGCACTATTACTAGCTTGAGATAATGATTTAGGTTGATTAATAATAGAATTTGGGCTTAATGCGTAAGCTCCAGCTGTTGTTGCTATTTGAACCCCTAATCCTAATGCACTTGGTTCTGAAACAGGTTTAACATATTGAGAACGAGTCTTCTGCATATTTGCATAAGCCTGTGTATACTGATAATTAGCTTTATACATGTCTGATAAGAAAGCGTTTTGTAGTTCTACGTAGTCTGTGTCAGCTGCTCCAGCTAAATCTTGCACTACTTTAAATGGATTACCAAAGCCTAAGTTAAGTGCTTGGGCTTGTTTCTTACGCAAGTCCATTTTGTTTTTAAAATCTTCAAGAGCAAATTCTCTAGCAGCTTCTACTTTCTCACCTTCTATCTTTTGTATGTCATTTAGATAAGATATGTTAGCGTTTTCTACCGTTATTCTGTTAGCCTCTTTTTGAGCTTTAGCTTGAGCTTTTTGTCCTTGAAAATCATTGACTGATTTTATTATCGACAAGACTGCCATTGCTTCGTTAACGCCGCACATACTATTTCATCTCCTTGACCATTAATAAGAAGGGCATCTTAAGATGTCCATACTCTTTGATTTCTTCTACTTCTTTAAATCCTAAATACTTAAGCCATTTTAATGACTTGTCATTTCTTTTGTCTACATAATTATACAGGTAATCATACCCTTTACCCATGTCTTCTACCCATTGAGGGCATTGTTTTACAAATTCTTTCTTATAATTAAACAGCTCATCACTGCATAACAACCAAGCTACACCCCATCCTTTTTCACTTGAAGGTACTGAGCCAAACATGCCAACAACATATTCTTCTTCTGTGCCTATAACACTGTAGTTACGAGCTCCTCTATGTTTAAAAGGTTCTAACAAGGCAGCCATAGGTTGTACACCATCAGCCGCCAGTAATTCATCTTTGTCTTCATCCCGCATCTTAGGAGCTAGGAATAAACCATCTGCTACTATTGCATTTCTCACGTGTGCCATTTTATACCCTCTTAGAACGTCTATGATAATAGCCCTCTACTTCTGCACTTGGTATAAACATGGGTAGATGACTGCTGCTTTTTACATTTAAAGTAAACTGTGTGTTTCTAGATTGTACTGGGACAACCAGTGTCCCGCTAGATAATGCTGGATTGTCTACACTACCTGAGAAGCCTACAACATAGCCATTCATTATAGTTGTATATGCGTCTCTAGTCTCAGGAGTAACTTCTACTTGAAAGAAACCTGAGTTCTCATAATCAAAAGATATAGTTCTAATTTGGTATCTACCTGAAGTAATAGCTATGACACCATTACCAGCAGCTTCTCTAACATATTGTGGAGAAAGTGTATATTTAGATTCATAAGGCACACCTATTATTAAACCAGTGTGGTCTCCTTCTATTGTATATGTACCACCACTGGTGTTAGTAGCTGTATAGTTTGCACCTGTAGTACTATCAACAGCTATAAGACCCGCTTTAGCTCCGTATGGTGCTGTAAATGTTGTTAAACCTGTACCTGAAGAATAAGTACCTGTTACACTCTTTTTAAAATCAACATGAACATTAAAGCCTATAGTTGAGTCAGCTAAGTTTTGTAGGTCTATCCTAAATAATTTAGTATCGGTATCTTCAGCTGCTATTAAATAAACATAGTTGTTTACAGTCATGCCACCAAGTATCTTTACACCTGTAAATGTCCACTTAGACCACGCTGTTTGTACCTTCTCTCCTCTATCAAAGAAATACTTGTATATAAACATTGTTGAAGCGTTAGTTGCTGAAGCTGTCCCTGAGTAAGGGGCTAGTTGTGAATCAGCTGTATCTGCACAAAGTACCATTAAAGTATCTTCTGTTGTGTTACTAATCATTTGATAAGCATTATTAGGAATAAGCTTTTGTACTGCTACAGTGATATCAAGACCATCATTAGTTAGTGTGTCATTGTCAGCAAAGTATTCTCTTATAGCTGTGTTAGCATTCCTCTTCTGTGCAAAGTATGCAAACTTACCTGAAGATACAGGTGTTACAGCGTCATCTAAAGCGAATGTAGATACCTCATTTAGTATAGTTGTTAGTGGTGTAATAGTTTCACCAGCATAACCTACTTTGTATTGTGCTGTATCTGAGAATAACAATAGAGTCTCATTAAATGCTATTGAATGTTTTAAAGTATTAACTGTTGTACCTGAAGCTGCAACATCTATAGGGTCAGTGTCTAAAACTTGTGTTACTGTAGATGAAAAGAAGTTAAAGTAATCTGCATTACCTGAGAGTATTAAGTTCTCTCCTGATAATATGCCTAGTCTACTTTTAAAGAACGTTAAGTTCTGTATCTTCTGTCCAACAAAGGTAGGGTTAGGATTAGTTGTAGCGTCCCCACAGTCTCTATCCGTCCATGATTGTTTAGCAAATGTAAATGTACCATTATTGTTGTTTATTAATGCGTGTGGCATATAAGCGTCATTAACACCTAGCGAAGTAGATGGAGCTATACACTCTTCCCATACTCCATTACCTACATAGTTAACATAATAATCTGATGATGTATCACCAGCGTCACCTGTTACTTTAATCTTGTCACCATTTTTTGCATAGAAAGGCAGTTTAGTAAAATCTTGTATCTCATCTTTTATAGCATAAAGCTCACTGTTACCAGCCCCATCATGAGTTTCTACTGTGTAATTAGTGTTGCCATCTACAACTAGACCACGTAAAGATGATTGATGTTCTGTAAATGTGAACTCAGCTGTTACTTCTGAGTATGTTCCTAGCCCTTGAGTAGTACTTAAAGTAGCACCTGTGTCTGCTCTAGTTAATTTAAACTCAATACTAGAAGCACTATTCCAATAACCACTGCTTGTTCCTTTAAGAAAGATATCTATAAGCTTGCCTGTGTCTCTAAAATCTGTGTCATGGTTAGCATCACTACCATCAGGCATTTGTATAATAGCATTGATACCATAAGATAAGTCGGGGTGAGTTAGGTGTATTGCATACTCTCTACCAAAATTACTGACAGTAAACACTACATAAAAATGTTCTACTTTAGCTGCTGAAGTTGTTGAGTCAGCTATAGGTACAATAGATTTGTTAACTACAAAAGTGTAGTCAGCTATATTAACCATTTTAAAATCTTCTTTAGGATTTGTACTGGTTAAGTATGATGTACCGTCAGGAAAGTTAACAGTCTTTGAGTTACCATCTAAATCATAAACTTTAATACCACCATTATAAAATGATGTTATGTATCTATTGCTCTCATCTCTTTGTATAGACCATGTTTTAGCAGTGTTAGGTAATAGGTTAGAAGCATCTAAAGTTGCTACATATTCTAAAGGCGGTCTTTTAGATAAACCATCAACAACACTGTTAGAGCAATTAACTTGGTCTTCACCTTGATTAATTCCACGTTGAGTAGGTGTCTGCTGGCTAATGCCATTTAGAAAATTAGGTATACTTTGTGATACTACAGCCATTAATAAGTCCTTCTTGGGGGTCTATTTATTATTGAATAAGTGTTAGCGTCTCCTTCTAGTATGTTGTTGTCTTCACTTCTAGAATCAGACTGTTTAAAATTGTTATAAGCTTCTTGCTCATCAACTTGAGCTAATTCAGTTAAACCAGCGTCACCAATAAATCTAGCTGCGAATCTTCTAGCAGCTTTTGTAGTGATATAACGTCTTGCATATTCAGGTAGTTGTTCAAATAATTGAACCAATACTACATCTAGGGGAACACTTGCAGTTAATACATCTGTGTGATTATCTAAGTCATATATAAAACCATTACGTATAACTAAGTTACGGTCTCTATTAGCTGAGCCAGCGTCTGCTTGTACACAGTTAGAGGGTAGGGGGAGTTTGTTGTCAGTATCTAAAGAATAAGATACGTTGTATTCGGTGTTGAAATTCCAGCCTTCACTTTGAACAGCAAGGCTTGTCTCATTTAATATATTTATAGCGACAGCTACATCTACATTGTTAGTGCCGCTAATAGAGTTTACAGGTGCTTCTCCAATAGAAGAAAGCATAGTATTAATAGCTTGTAACTCTGTAGTTGGTGTTAGTTGTGTTGCCATATATATTCCATAAAAAGAAAGAGGGCAGCCGAAGCCACCCTCTCGTTAAGTTTAAAAGAGCTTACGCTTCTTTAATACCTACAGCCGCCTCAGGACGTAGCACGCCGTGTCCCATAGCGTATTTAGCTACCATTAGCGTTCCCTGACGTCTTATGTCATATTCCATTTCAGTCGCTAAGTCCATCAATTTGACAGTACCAGCAGCTGATGGATGACATACTAGACATACATAGTTTGCTAAGTTAACCGCTTGTGGTTTAGTTCCACCAGCAGTAGCTGAACCAGCGTCAGGTAATGCTGTTGTAATGTTAGAAGAAACAAAATGTGGAGTTGGGATTAATTCAATTCCAGCAATCTTCATAACTTTACCTTCAGCAATAGAACCTTGACCGCTAAAGTCAACGTTTACAGCGTTAGTAGCGTTTGCTAATTTATAATACTCTTCAGTTCTAATGAAAGCTTTTCTGCCTTCTTTAGGAACGTAGTTATTATCCATTGTTCTAGCCGCATCAAATAATGCGTCTATCATTGCGTTAGCAGCAGTTGCGTCTGTAGCTGATGCAATGTTTGTATCAGTTAACACAGTTCCCGCTCCGTAACCTGAATCAGATACGTTTGCAGAAGCTTGTGCAGCTTGACCAATAGTTTGTAAGATGTGCTTATCTTTTTGGAAAGCTAAAGCTCTACCAATTTCAGTAGAATAAGCTCCTCTTACATCCCAGTGATTTTTCGCTTCCTCAATATTGCTAAGGAAAACTGAGCTAATTAATAAGTCATTAATAGTAATGACCTTTTCGTTGTGGTTTACGTCGTTGCCTGTGATTTCCGCACCAGCTGTATGGTAAGCCGCAGCCACTCTACCCATTACTGGGAAAGTAGCAGATTTACCTGAGCTAATAGAACGGACAGTTTCAGACCCTTGAGTTACTGAAGCTCTTTCAAAAGAAGTTAAAACTTCTCCAGCAAAAACTTTCAGAAACAGAGCGTCTTCAGAACCACCAGCGTTGACTCTACCGACAGATACTGGAGTAGCATTTGCCATAATAAAATCTCCTATGATTTAAAGTTAATTGTTTATAAAAGCCTCTAAGATTCACCCCAAGATTGTCTTCCGCAGAAGGTCAAGTTACTACTACTTGTCGGCAACAGCCACCTAAAAAGGTCGCACTGTTATGTCAACATTTCCACTTACGTAAAGCTAGAGCCTTACGTGTCGGTTTTCCATTTTTTCTCATTGCACCTTTAACACCACTCATTCTTGCACAAGAGCTTTTCTTTCTACCAGCTGCTTTAGAACCTTTCTTAGGTTTACCTGTTACAGGCGGCTTGAGATTAGCCCCAGTTTTACGTTTGTAATAAGCACGTCCAGCGGCATTTAGTCCGCCAGTTTTGCTTTGGTGTCTTTTTAAAGTCATTACTTCTTCTTCTTAGGAAAACCTTTCTTCATATTAGAATAAGATTTTTTAGATATAGTAGAGTTCTTTTTGCTTCTACTAGTTCCAGCTTTTTTACGTTTATTTATATTTGCATACAAAGACATAATTACTCCTATAAGTTACTGTTTGCTATTTTGCTCTGTACTTCAGCTTGATACGCTGGGTCTTTCTCATACCTAGCATCTTTCATTGCTTCTGTGACTTGAGCCCAAGACTCAAAACCTTTCTCACCAGTGCCTGTAGCTTTGCCTGATAATAGTTTAGGGTCACTACCTTCATTAGCATCATATCTAGCTTTAAGACCAGTGACTGCTAACTTAGTTGTTTCCATGTTTCCACTATTTACAGCTGAGTTATAAGCTTCTATTTCAGCATCAGTTAAATTCTCTTTAGCCCATCCAGTCATAGCTTCGTAACCTTCGTCACCACCAGCTATTCCTTTGATTTCTCCTGATTGCTTATCTGCAACCGCTTGTTGTCCAGCAATAAACTGGTCTACGTATTCTCTACTAATACCCGCTTTTTCTAAAGCATCATAAGACTCTTGAGCTAATTCACCTTTCTCAGCATACTCAGCATTTAGTGCACCCATGTCTAGACCAGCAGCTTGAGTAGCTTTCTCAGCTATCTCTAAGTTGTTGTCGTCAGCTTTAGGTTCAGATGTAGACTCCTCAGCTTTAGGTTGTCCTAATTTAGATTCCAGTTCCTGATATGATTTAGCCATATCTTCTACTGAATTAAATTTCTCAGGTAAACCTTCAGGTCTCTCTGTTTTTAATACAGGTTCAGCAGTCTCTGCTGTTGTTTCTTCTGCTTTAATTTCTACTTGTTCTACCATTTGTTTCTTCTCCTTTAATTATTCAGGTTTTGTTAAGTTGTTAGCAACTTGTGGTACAGCACTTTGTGCCATATCCATCATTTGTTGTTGCTGCATTTGTTGCTGTTGAGCTTCTTGTTCTTGAGCTAGTTGCTCTTGACTCTTCATAAGACCCTCAGTGTCTATACCTAAGCTGGTAGCAACACGAGTAAGTAGGTCACTAGTGTTTAATGACTGTACTACTTCAGGACTTATTTGAGCTAGATTACCTATCTCAGCCACAAATTCTCTTAGCTTCTGTAAGTCATTACCACGTCCCAGTGCTTCAACACCAGTGACGATAGTAGGCTTAACAGAGTTCTTAGGAAGTGTTGGTATCTCTTTAGAGTCTGACATACGCTTCATAAGTACTTGTACTAAAGGCAGTTGAAACTCTTGTGATAGTAATGAGTATATACCACCCATAGCCATCTCAAGTTGTTCTGCCATGTATCTAATTTCTTGAGCTGTAACACGTTCTGCATTACGTTGTATTGCGGAGTTTAATAAGAACGCATAAGCTAATCTTTCTTCTAGTCTGCCTATACTTCTTTCTACTATTTGCAAATCATATTGCTTGTCAGATTGCAAAACACTTACGTCATCAGATGAACCTGTTATGATATCTCCATTTCTAGTCTGTGCTAAATCTTTCTTACGTGTGACAGCATTAGGTCTAACCATAAAGACTATCTTACTAGCTGCAGCAGATGACTCTACTAATGATTGTGATAACCCTTCTAATGATTTTAAGTCACCTAAAAATTCTTCTACATAACCACGTCCATAGTCTTCACCGTCTACTCTTACCATGCGTAATGCTTGGTATGGCATGTTGTCTATTGGGTATGTGCCTATTGACTCAGGTAATTTAATACCGTTTACTTCTTGACAAACATAGTATTTCTTCTCATCTAGTTTGTATATATGTGTATATAATTCACACTCATCATCAGTTTTATAATCAGGGTCTTTACCTAATTGCATTCTAGTTTCTTCATCTAGAGCCACAGGGCTTACTGATTCTTTAATAATAACTTCTAATAATGTACCCTCTTCATCTCTTCTACATACATACTGTGTAATACCAAAGACTCTCATGTTACCTTTTTTAGGTAGATAAGTTAGGACATTACCACCTACAATAAGGTGCTTGAGTGCTTCAAAGACAGATACTCTTAAAGCTAGTTGTTCAATCTTGTTATGTACTTCACGCTCTATTTTACCTAGAGATTTCTCTACTTCACTTTGTAATTCTTTCTGCTGTTCTAGCTCCTCTTTAGATGCACCACTAAGTGATAGCCTAAAGAATGGGGCATTAGGTGGAAGTAATAGTAATAGAAGTTTAGATGCTAGGTTGTTGACACCTCGTGCACCTACTGATTGGAATGGGGTATATAACTCTGAGCTGGACTCAAAGCCGTCGTCGGGGATTAATGAAGGGATTGTAATTTCAGAACACTCACGGGCTCTATCTAGATAGTGCTGTCTGTTCTCTATTAATTTATTGTATCGTTCTTTGGCTGTAGTGTTGTCGTGCATATTGTATTCCATTAAGAAATATTAAGACCTGAGCCACTTGTAGGAATGTTTAATCCTGACCCAGTTTGTAATGATTTAGTACCACGTCTTTTAACTCGTTTAGCTTTTTCCTCTTCAGACTCTTTATCAATAGAAGTCTTAACTGTAGGAGCTAAGTCATCACCAGCTGGTGAAGCTATTGGAGCTGGAGCTGGAGCTGGTTCAGGTGCTGACACCTTTGGGCTTCCCATACACATATATGTTGTCTCCTATGATTTGTAAATGTTTAATCCAGTATTAGTATTGTCGAAGGTTTTACGGGTGCTTCCGTAAGTTTCTCTCTTATCTTTTTGTATAGCTAAATCTTCATCTCTCATTCTATTCTTATCTTTCTCAGCATTTCTTCTGTCTGCATTACGGATTACCTGTCCAACAGGTGTAGAGTCTTTGTACATTCTTTTAACATTGTCACCTTCGGTGAATAACATTCCACACATATTAGCTCCTGTATATTGATAAGCCAGTGTTTGACTTGTTTAATGGGTTAGTACCGCTCATGGTTGTAGCACTTGAAGAGCTTTTGGTTTTACTCTTTTTACTACGCTTAGTACCACTAGCTGGTGCTCGGTCATCTTCAAGGTCAGCCTGTGATATCTCTAAGTCTTGACTACTGCCAGTTTTACTGACTGCACCCATGTCTTCTAGCATGTCAATGCCACGTCCCATACCACCTCTAGAACCACACATATTACTTATCTCTCTCTACTAATTCGTTTAAGAACCTGACAACATCACGTTGACCAGCTTTGAAATACATATCTTTCACCTCATCAGAGATGTTGGGAGAGGACTCAGGGTATATCTCATTCAATAACTTTACTAATTGCTTAGATGTATTGGGCAGTTTGACCTCTTGGTCTTCGTCTGTTCCTACTATATCATTTATAAACATATATTTATCCTTCTAAAACGGGTACTTTAAGTCCATAGTGTACCAGTAATTGTTCCTTTGTTGTACTCTGTTGCTCTATTCTCAAAGAAGTTAGCGTGTTCTACACCATTTAGTACCCAGTCTAACCACTCTAATGGGTTATCTTTTACTTTGTAATTAGGTTTTAATGATAGTTGTAGCAGCCTACGGTCAGCAATGTATCTAATGTACTGCTTAACTTGCTTAGGTTCTAGCCCACGTATACCGCCTTGCTCAAATGCTAGGTCAATAAACTTATCTTCTAGCTCAACCATATCTCTACATTGTTGGTAGATACTGGCTTTAAATTTTTCTGTCCAAATCTCAGGGTTCTCTTTAATCATTTCCTTGAACAGTTTAATCATGCTTTCTACATGGTGAGTCTCATCTCTAATTGACCATGTTACTATCTGACACATGCCCTTCATACGTCCAAAGCGTTGAAAGTTAAGAAGCATAACAAAGGAAGCGAACAGTTGTAGCCCCTCACCAAATGCTGAGAAACAGGCTATGTCTCTAGCCAGCCCTTCAGTACCTTTACCTTTATCTTTGAATAGGTACTTGTGTTTGTCTGCCATCTCTTTGTATTCTTGGAATGCTTTAAACTCTGACTCAGGTAGACCCAGTGTATCATTGAGCATAGAATAACTATGAGCATGGTTAGCCTCACTGGCAGCAAAGGAAGTTAACATCATCCTTACTTCAGGTGATTTAAACTTAGGCATGTACTTATCAAGGTAAGCCTTAGCTATATCAACATCACCTTGAGTAAAGAATTTAAGTATCTGATTGATAAGATTCTTCTCAGGTTCTGTTAGTCTCTCATTCCAGTCTCTTACATCTTCATGTAGAGATACTTCAGATGGTAGCCAGTGCATCTTTTGCTGCATCTCATAAGATTCAAAAGCCCATGAGTAATCAAATGGTTTGTAGTGTGTACGTTCTTTAAATAAGTTTCTCATTATCCCTCGCATGATAGACATTCCGCTTCGGGAATGATTGTTCTTTCTACTTTCTGTGATACTAGTTCAGCTCGCTTGATAGCTTCAGACCTACAGTAATATAGTGTTTTAAGTTTACGTTGCCAAGCCAACATATGGATGTCGTGGAGTTCCTTGATGTGAACATCAGCTGGAACAAATACATTAACAGATTGTGACTGACAAATAAATGCCTGTCTGTCTGCTGCGTGCTCTATAACCCACTGCTGGTTTATTTCTATAGCTGTCTTAAACACATCTTTCTCATAATCAGTTAACCCTTTAAGTTCTAGCACTGAGCCTCTGTTAGCTAGTATATGTTTCCATGTATCATCATTGTTCATACCCTTAGATTCTAATAGTTCCTCTAGGTGTTTGTTCTTAACTAAGAATGAACCTGACATTGTTTTCTGTACATAAGCGTTAGCCCTGAATGGTTCAATAGATGGTGATGTAGTACCACAGATAATTGAGCTAGAAGCGTTTGGTGCAATAGCTAGTAAGTGTGCATTACGCATACCAGTACCTTCCATGTCAGGTGCTTCACCCTTCTTAATAGCCAGTCGCTTTGATTCCGCAATAGCTTGTTGTTTAATATGCTTAAACATCTGTAAGTTTTTAGACTTAGCTAGTGCAGATTCAAACGGTATACTGTTCGCTTGTAAGTAAGAGTGAAACCCCATAGCACCCAACCCAAGACTACGTTCATTGACAGCGGAAAACTTAGCCCTGTATAAAGTGTCGGGTGCGTTGTCGATAAAATGTTGTAACACGTTATCTAAGAAATGTATCAAGTCAGGTATAAACATACTGTCCTTTTTCCATTCATCATACTTCTCAAGGTTAACACTGGACAGACAACACACTGCTGTGCGGTGCTCATCTGTTGGTAATGTTATCTCTGAGCACAGGTTAGAGTGATGTACTTTTAAACCTAAATCTTTTTGTGGTTGTGGCAGACCTTCATTAACTGTATCACCAAACATTATGTATGGCTCACCAGTAGCTACTCTATTCTCTAATATCTTCTGCCATAATTCTCTAGCTGATACTACACGTACTATCTTATTAGTGTGTGGGTCTATTAAGTTCCAGCTGTCATCAAACGTTGGCTCTTTAATACAGTTAGATATTAATTCCATAAAGTCATTAGATAGATTAACTGCATGATGTAAGTTCAGACATTTACGGTGAACATCTCCACCACTAGGTTTACGCATGTCTAGAAACTCTAGTATCTCAGGATGGCTTACGTCCATGTAAGCGGCATAGCTGCCCCTTCTAGTCTTTCCTTGAGAGAAGGCTAACATCTCTGAGTCTACTACATGTAAGAATGGTATAGAGCCTGAGCTTTGTGACCCATGACTGGTAGCTGTACCATCAGACCTGACTGCTCCCCAGTACCCACCAATACCACCACCAACAGATGCAAGCCAAGCATTTTCTGAATAGTGCCCAGTCAAACCTTCACGGCTATCAGGCACATAGTTCAAGAAACAGGATATAGGCATACCCCTGTCAGTACCACCATTGGTAAGTATGGGTGTAGCAAACATGAACCAAAGCTTTGATGAATAATTATATATCCGTTCCGCCATGTCATCATTGTCCGAGAAAGCTTTAGCTGCTCTCATAAATGCTTCTTGTGGGGAAGTCTCTTCAGGTAATAAGTACCTATCATGTAAGGTAGTCTTACCGAATGATGTTAACAATTCATCTCTGCTCAGGTCTATCATGTTGTCTCCTTATGAAATTATTTGTAGCGGGTCAATGTCCTCTAGTTTTTTTCTATCTTTTTGTTCTCTCAATAATAT